CACATTCCATTGATTGTCCATCCGCAATATGGACATGCCATGCTCCACTCAGAGTAGTGGTATCGCCCTTATCATATGCAACCCCATCAATTATAATGTTTCGCTTTGAAGTGTTTGCCCCATTATCAAACCATTCATACGTATTTATTACATCAGCATTGGTAACTTCTTCATGTAAATCACCATTAGCATCGGTGAATTCAACCCTTTCATAATCCGAGTGGTTTGCAATTAACGAAACAATAGTTAAATCGCCACCACTCACGCTAACCGTTCCTGGAACGTCACCCTCTAATGTTCTATCAATATCAAATGTGAATAATGAACCTAGTGTGCCATCGTTAGATACAGCCCCATTGAACACTTCTGTGCCATTAAACACAAATGTAACATTGACTGTTGGTGAACTTGAATACCCCATAAATTTAACTGTTCTATTTGCCATTTCTTCTTCCTATAGTAATAAATTATATTACTATTTATACTTTATGCAGAATATAAAGTATCGTTGCGGTACTTAACCCAAACATCAGCGTAGTCAACCAACATGTACTCATTGAAATACGGACCACCCAATGTGTAATGAATCAACTTTGGCAACATTGACGTTGGTTGTTGTTCGCCTACGAGAAAATTCCACTCTAATGGAATGCTCCCTATTTCATCATCATTGTTCAGCCACTTGAATTGATGTAGGAACATACCACTCTCATTACTTACTACTTTCGGCGTAAGTTTCCAACATTTTGCATTATTGAACATCATAACACTAGACCAATTCTTTTTCTCGTACTTTGATTGTTTTTGATTCAGGAACTTCGTACTAGTACTCGGTGTGTAATCATGTTTTGTGCACATTACTGCGTATCTGTCATCGCGTAAATTCCATAATTCAGTAATATCAGAAGTAACTAACATATCACAATCTAGAAATATTGACCATCCATTATAATCACTAAGATGTGGTGTTAGGAATCTAGTCATTGAAAATTCGGTTGATTCGTATCCTTGCTTTGATTTATTGTATAAATCCTTAATATGTTGCTTAGCGATAGGAATAAACGATACAGGGCTTGTGCTATGCTTTAGGATACTATGCGTTAGTACATGCCATGCTACTGTTTCGTGTGGGTCGTACCCTATGAATACTTTAATCATTCTATGCGTTCTATATCATCTTCCATACATTGTTCCCCATATTGTATTTCAATAATACGCAATGGTGATGATGTTTTATTACTCAATTTATGCCAAGTACCAATCGGTATTTCAATTTTCCCATATAAATCAAACTCAGCCTTCATATGATGTTCAAAATCATTCATTTCCACCGTAGCAATACCCTCAGACACAAACCAAAATTCACTACGATGTTGATGTTTTTGTAGACTTAAGGTTTTTCCAGGCTCTACAGTAAGTTCCTTAACTTTATGTGTACTTGTTTCGTGTATAACTCTATAGTAACCCCAAACTCGTTCGGTTTTGGGTGCCGTCCATTCATGTAATATCCACGACGATGAATTCTTCTTTTCATCGCCACCTATACTAAAATGAAATTTAATATCCATCCAAGCAGGACATGTACCCATTTCAGGTATATTATCCTCAACTCTATCACCACCATTTAAGAAGTTAATAGTAGCACCGTGATATAAACGTGCAGTCATTTTTATTGCATCACATGCACTATCATCACTATCATCAAATACAATTACGTCCTGTACCCCTTTGATGTTACGTAGTATCTCTACTCGCTCATGCAATGGCATAAATGCACGTCCTTTCTTACGTGCTAGCCATTCGTCGCTATTAACAGCAACTACTAATCTGCCGTACTTCTGTGCTTCTTTTATGTATGCTAGATGTCCACTGTGAAGTGGGTCGAATCCGCCTGTAATTAACGCTACTTGCATATTATTGTCCGTACCAAATATTACTATAATCTAACCACGGAAGAACCAAATCTTCACGCTTCATATATCCATATTTATTAATACTTTCAACACCTGTTTTTGGTATTAGTCCTTTGTCTGCTAAGTCGTACCATGATGTTGTTTTTGGATTCATTGGTTCGATATCACTTTTATAAACAATTGCATTAACCCACTTATCATTAAATTGCTGTTGAAAGAATCCCGAACTGCAATCAAACCCACTAACTGCTAACATATGAATTAAACCGTCGATGGTGTAATTATGGTAATGATAGTTGGGCTGTGAACATACCAATTTATTGTATTCCATGTTAGCCGTGCTTGGTATCTGCAAAACCAACATACCACTTTCAGTTAACGTATTATTCCAAATACTTAATGTTAGTAAAGGGTTTAATGCATATTGAAAACTATCATGTGAATATAATACATCAAACTGTTTGTCCAAATGTGTTTCAAAATCATGCTTTATATATGATATGTTTTCGTGTTCCAATAACAATTTATCATTGATATCAATACCAGTACACTTGATATTTAATGGAATAGTAGTGTCATCCTCATCCACTTCACGTGTTGCCCACCATTCTAAATCTAACCCTTCTTTACCACATCCCATATCACAAACACTATCAATGCTTTCCATAAAATCAGGATATGCATATAGTAATTCAAGTGTTTCTAAACTATGTTCATGACTTTCTTGCTCTGAACTAAATCCCATTAATTAACTCCAATACAAGTTCATGTTTTCTTAATCTATGCATAGATACGAGATTATTTAATAATTGTGTATTTTTACTTATGCGATTCCACAAATTACCCCTCAAAACATTCATATCATGAATAGAATACTCATTACACAATCGCTCAAGTTCACCAACAATCATTTCCATACGTACATTTTCATCGTACATATCGTCGTACCCATGGTCAATAATGTCATCAAATACATCGAACCCCAAATCACGAACTGCTTGAACTGTTTTTGGAACAGAGAACCACATGGGCAGTTGCCTATATGCAAATGCTTTAAATGTTTTTTCAGTAAGAAATACTTCTCGCCAACTATCATCATCTGATTGTGAACTAGTTTCAGTGACAACATTTATTAAACATTGGAAAAAACTTACATCAGAATGATAATGCTGTTTCATATCATTATCGATTACACCATCAACTAATATCGGAACGGTATATGGATGTATCGCTTCTTTGAAGTCGGGTAACTCATTCAACCATTTGTTTGGTTGAGTTGCACAACTAATGATGTACTGCGAATCAGTGAATGTGTCGAGTAATTTCTTAGTGAATTTCAACCTACCAACTGATGCTCTTCGTTGCAATGAAATAAATTGTTTATTAAGTTTAACATCGTCCCACGAAATACCCAATGCATCCACATGTGATAAAAAATTACAATGCGCGACCATATGCTCAGGAAAACTTCGGTGCATGTACCGAAGTTTAGAGTTGATTGGAATGTTAAACAATACCCGAATCTCTAAGTTTGGATAGTCAGTACCGATTGCTGACAGCATTAGTTCAATATCATTAGTTCCAATACCCTCATTAACACAATCAAAAATACACAAATCATCAATTTGTACACCTTCACTAAGTATTTGGGAGTTGAATAGATGTAGAAAGTTTCCTTTCCTGATTATGTCAAAATCATTATCCCATACATTGTATATTGGGGTACCGTTGATATACCAAAACAGTGGTCTTGGTGATGGCATTTATACGACTACATCCTCCATACCTGCTGTGCGAAGTTTGACAATATGTCCTAATTGCCATTGTTTAGTATCTAATCCCTTCATGATACCCAACCAACGGTTTCTCAACAACGCGACCTCATTAATTAGTAATTCAAAATCAATCACTTCACTTTCCCCATCCGCGTACTTCTCCGCATCACGGCTACTTAATGAACGTTGGTATGCTTCTAAATATTTTTTGAAGTATTTTCGCCTGATGCGTCTTAACTCAATATTGAGAAATTCTAGTACTGCTTCGATTTCTTGTAATTGATAAAATCGATGCTCGGTAACACCAGGTAATTCCTTAATATTAGTTTCTACATGCCCACTAAGTCTCACTTCTTGCTTAGCATCATCTAATTGTTTATTGTAATATTCAATGAATGATGGAATATTCAATAAATTTTTCGTTACCTTAGAATACCACATACTATATACCAATCCATTTTAAAAAACTAGATGGGAATATTCCGAGTGATAATTTTGGGTTTCTTTTGGTAAACTCCAACAGAAATTCTTTTATCTGAATACGTTGGGCGTTGGTCGGTGTTGGGTGTATCGACGATACTATCATACGTTGTATGTCTGTGGGCAATTCCTTCGCATCATCTACTATACGATTCTTACTTTCTTGGTCAAGAACATATATAGCCATCATACTTGGGGTATATACCAAAGTAGTTCTAATGTCATAATTACCAAATAATTTATAAAAATCGGAAAAACCAAATATAGAAAGGTTTGATAATGTTGTATTAAAATCAAAATGGACATTATGTTCCTTTAAATAATTTATTTTCCCATCAAAGTCAGCCCACTTGAGCCCACTTCTGTTAAATTCTAAATTATCGTGTATATTTTCTGCACTAATTCGTATAGTAACATTACCATTAATTTTTTTAATTTTATCAACATACCGCTTAAAACGATGCATACTAACCCCCAATCCAGTATATATAATAATTTTAGAACTTAATGACATTTTTATATTGTCTAATATTTCAAATAATCCATTATTAACAAATGGCTCCCCTCCGGAAATTATTAACTTATCAAGTGAGTGAGATATCTTGATAACTTCGGTCATTACGTATTGGTAATTTTCATTACTTTTAATTTCGTTTTGTTTCACCTTCGAAATATTTAGTTCACGTGATGTGATGGAATTGCGGTTAATCAAATCTATGGAAGCGTTACTATATGTATACTCCCCATTTTTTTTAATATCATTAAACCACGTTGAACTAAATTCCTTGCAACAATACGTGCACATTAAATTACAATCCTTACTTATCGTCAAATCAATCTTTTCTGGAGTAGTGAAAATATCAGTATGTGTTTTAACTTCCCCTCCCTGCCATATTCTAGGACTTTCGGCACCCTTATCCTCTGCCACCCAACAATTTTGCTCGCAACTAACATTCCTACCATTGTTCAGCATCATAGTACGTTCGGCAACATTTATATCATCATTAAATAATGAATTATTGGATTCACAATCTATATTGTGTGGAGTTGCTGCATGGCAATTATAAACAGTGTCTGAACTTAAATCTATCTTCAAAAACCTAAATTTATAATTGCAATAGTAATTTCGGGGTTTATCTGACATTACTAATATACATCAACTTCATCATCAAAATCCACATCGACCTCTACATCTATATAATCTAGTAATGCCTTTTTGATATCATCATTCGTTGTTATGTCGGCAATTTTTTCACCATCAATTCCATTCTCAATCAATAATGCCACAAAATCATCTGCAGCATCTTTGATGTCAACGATATGTTCTTGTAGTACTTCCCATATTTCTAATTGTAATTCAAGACTCACTTTCTAACTCCTCTGATAAATCTTTTTCAACTTCCATTGCTTCGATGTTTTCAGTTGTTGGTTTAGCATCGATATCATCATAGATTGCCTCATCTTCCGCACTGATGTCTGCCATCAATGTGTCTAATGCACCATCCGTATTCTTTTCCCATGCTTTTCGGAACATAAGAATTTCTTCACCTTCTTCTGCACCTTTAGGTAGATACTTTAAACGGTTACCTTGCTTGGTAAGTAAACCTTGTTTCTCTGCTAAGTCTGTCAATCCACTGTACGGGTTCATTCCTGTTTCGTATGGAATTTTAACTTGTACTGCTTCGAATGGCTTAGCATAACGTGTTTTCATTACCTTACACGCCGCTCTAATACCTTTAACATCGGTCACTTTGTTGCCATCTGCATCTTCTTTTAGTTTAAGTTTACGCATAGCAACTACAATAGATGAAGCGTAAATAAAGCCTTGTCCGCCACTAATCTTATCATCTGGGTCAAACATATCCTGCGATGCATAAGTGTGATTGGTAGCAATAATACCAACGTTGTAGGCACCAATCATATTGACTGTGTTACGTACCAATGATGTCAACGCTTTGGGCTTACGTCCTAAGTCACCTTTCATGTCACCTGCTTCAAACTGTTTAACATCAGTTGGTGTTAATAACATACCCAACGAATCAATTACAAATAGTACCTTCGGTCTATCTTCTTCTGCCATTGCTTTGTAGTCAATCATGAACGTACTAATAGTCTTAGCAACATCATCAATCATACATAAACTAAGTTTTAATAATTTAGCAGGGTCTGTATCAACACCAAGTGCTTGTAACCATGATTCATCTAGTGCATTCTCTGAGTCAATTAGCACAACAAAAATATCTTGTTCTTGTGCATTCTTAATGATATTCCCTGATGCAAAGTACGACTTACCTGCACCAGACTCACCTGCAAATACAGTTACTTTACCTAGTGGAACACCCTTATTAAAGTCACCCGATATAAGATAATTCAATGCGTAATTACCTGTTGAAATCCAATCAGTTGGGTCATGAAATCCGATTGATAATCCATCAATTGATTTTGTTATACTTTTTCTAAATTTACTTACGTCAAATGGCTTACCCATAACTTTTTACTCCTATAAAATGTTTCTTATAATATACTCACTAAGTACAACATGCTCTTCTGTTGATGGGTGCTTATCATGTGATAAAAACCCATCAACAAACTTGCCGTCAAACCTAAACCAATTACTGTATTCTACTTCCTCTAGTAATTTTGTTTCTTCCCCCCTCATATCACAGTGCAATAACTGCTCCATTGGATCCGTTATTGCACTAATATAATAATTAATACTACTTCGTCTACAATAATCAATTAATATCTTCAAAGATCTAATATGTTCCTTAAGAATCACAAGAAATCCCTGATGCTTATACATTGGATTAAATATCTTGCCCGCTTTGGTTTTTTTATCATAGTGGACCCCTCCGCTAACTATCCACTTGCGGGTTGCTCTTTCCTTATTTCTGCACCCACCAACACCGCACTCTAATAGATCAACCATTGCATTGCAGACTTCTGAATCTTGGCTCATCTCGATATCCATGCGCCACAATGAAGGCAACATTATTACACAAGTGCTAATGTCAGGTATTCCTTTAAGGTAATACATTGCTTCCGTTGTAATTCCTTTAATCCCCATGCCTGCTTTTGCAACGATATAGGACGGGTGCGTTTTTGAAAACTCCACACTCCACGGCACATCTTCTTGCCACATTGGATCCGTGAAACTACAGCCTACTAACAAATGCTTACTCATGCTGTTTTAAATAATCCATATACGTTTTACTAAAATAGTGGTCGTAGTTATACTCTATCGTGTCATACTCCATTAAATATAAATCATGCCAATCAGCAGTGGATAATGCATCGAATTTACGGACTGTTTCCAGTAACTTAACTAATCTTTCCACTGGATTTAGAATATCATCAAATGAATAATCGAATATCTTATCATAACGTTTAAATCCATAATAAGACGTTATGTGTTCATGCCATTTTGGTTGTCCGTATGTTAAAAATAACCCACGTGTGACCACACTATACAAAAACTTCTCTGTTATGAATGGATAATAACTTGTGGCCATTGTTTCGCTAACAACATGAATAAAACTCCCCGTTAGTTCACCTTCCAAATTATAGATGTTTGTTGGGTGGTTGTACTGCACATGACCATGTGAATACACGTTATTTAAAAACGTAGTGTCGTCTGTTAAAAACTTCATATACAACTGTTGCTGTACCTTGGACAAGTCTAGGTTAGATAAGTGTCCATCTATGTGTTCTTTGGTGTATTTAAAGTTTTTAGTAGAATAGTTATCATTGAATAACCCAAACTTACGCAATGCAGAGGTTAACAACTGTCTACTAACATGCCCTGACCCATTAAAACTGCATAACAGGTTCTTGAACGACACCTTTGGATGCACCCTGTACGGATGAAAATGACACAAATTTAATTCATCCTGTAATACACTAGAAAAACGTATATCCAACATGGGCACCTTACTTAATATATCGTTTGATAAAATCTGATGGTAAGTCACGAGAATGTTTTTATTATAGTCATTAGCCTCACTCAACACCCTGCTAGTATTGTTTTTGCTAAACCCTTCCAAGTGATCAGTAAATGTAACCTCAGATGGAATAGTTGCATCCAATGTATAAGGCGCGGTAATTATCATATTTGTCTAGACCACCAGATAACGTGCATTTGTGATACCAGTAATGGATTAAACCCACTAATGCCGTAGTGTTCAAATATTTCGGACATGCAATTAACAAAACGCTTTGTATCAAATAAGTCAGACAAATTAATGAAATAATTATTCAATTTCATTTTCCGATCAAACTCCTCGAAGTTTTTGTAATTTTTATACCATTCATTAGTATGATTATTAATGATATACTTTTCATATAATTCATCTTTCTCTGCGATATTAAATTTGTATTTGTTCTTAAACTTTAATATCATGGGCAAACTTTTGAAACTACACAAGTTCGGGGTATCTTGTATATAATAAATACTTCCATTCTCATCATCCACATAAAAATGCTTATTCCAAAGCGTTTGGCGTAGCCATTCCTGGTCCTTATCATCAACAAGTACAGTTACTACATCGGCACCTTCTGCAAAACGTGGGACATTGGGTTTATTAAAGATAAGATTGCATTTTTGTTTACTGTCAATAAGTGACAGAAGGGATGTGTCATTTACCTCCCTTGCGTGTGTAAGAAACTCATGCAGAGTAACTTCATTGCCACGTGGATAACTACTACTATATAAGTCCGTATTATACGGTGCGATAGGTTCGCTTAACATGTGGTACTTCGGATTAATAGGGAAACTTCTTTTAGTGTACTCCCTTACTAATTCCTCGAATTCTGGTGTTTTTTTTGATTGTTGTACTGTTGCAGACCAATGACTTATATCATCACTAGTCTGCAGTACAGAACTTATGAATTTCCCGCCAGCGCCATGCGTAAACCTCACTATTACGAAATTCAGCACACCGTTTACGCGTTCTGTCTTGCTCTGATTTGTGCAAGAATGTCAGCAGCCTTGTCGTTAGACGCAGGTGCAGTAACAGCAGGTTCAGTAATAACTTCTGTTGCTCCCGATGGAGTTTCAAACGGAGAGTCACCTACAGTAGATACATCTGCTACAGGAGTCACTACATTTACTGAACCTTCAGGCTTATCAACACCCCATGGACGGTAATAGTTACCCCATTTTTCAACGTCGTACTGTTGACCATCCACACTTGCTTCAAACATTTCATGAATAATCTTCAATGTGTTTGCATCAGGTTTCGGCGGTAAAAATCCCTTTAAATCATTCAATCCGAACGTTTCAATTGATTTGGATTCATCTTCTGTTAATGCAGTTTCTTTCCTTGACCACGTACTTGTACCATAATTAGCATATTGTCCCTTTTGTATCTTGACAATACGGAAATCCAATCCCTTAGTATAATCAGTCGGTAATTCTTCCATCTCGGGGTCCATAAGACTTGCCTTGATAATACTAAAGATAGATGGACTAATCATAAACTTACGAATTGGGTTTTCTGGTGCATTGTCCTCATTCATAGGGTCTTGATGCACAAACCCTTGAAATACGTACGTGCGTTTCTTCCAATATTTACGAGCCATATCTTCCATTGATGCATCTTTAAACCACGGTGATACTTCTGCTAATATTGGACAAGGCACATTACCTTCATACATGTCCATACATGGTACTTGAACTGTTGTTTCATTATTACTACTACCACCTTTAATTCCAGCAAATGGCAATTTAATCATTGCACGCTCTGCCCAAAAGAATGGATTTTCTGAATTACCATCTGGTAAAAATCGTACAATTGCTGTTGAACCTTCGGCAATATTCCAATGTGGGTAAACTAATCCACCTTTATTGGTATTTGATGATTTGTTGTCTTGTGCTACTAGACGAGCACGGATATCTGCTAAAGACATTTTTCTTTCTCCTATATAATAACCTTTTCATTTAACTAAAAAACTAATACCCTTCTCGAATATTAGAATACGCTTATCTAACATAAGCGGTTTATTTATGATTTTTTGTACTTTCGTATTTTTAAATCAGTCGTTATTATATGTTAAAAAAAATAACATATCTATGTAAATAACCTAAATCGTTCTTTCGGTTAAATTAAATCAGATGCGTTTTGAATTCCTTGTACTTCTGCTTGGTGGTCTTCGCCATCCTCGATATCAATTATAATAGATTTCATGTCATTATCCATCTCATTGGATACCAATCCATAATCCTTCATCCAATTGACAATAGCGAATCTGGCATCTGCTTCTGGGTCATCTCTTGCTAAATCACCGAGATTATCAAACAAGGAATCATCGCCAATAATGTCATAAAGAACTTCGGTTGCATTAGTAGCATCGACCCCAACTGGAAGTTCTTTACTTAATATTTCTTTCAATCTATCCAATGCTTCGGGAGAATCAGGTATCGCCCACGTTCCTTCTGTAATATTATTTGCCCAACTTTCAAACATTGCTAATTCTCTCATGGTACTGTTCTCCACATTTGATGATTCACTTATTTCTGTTTTATGTGCACGGTATTCTGAAATTAGATTAGCAAGTACAGGTAATACGTCATTGACCCTATCATCTGATGCTCCTTCTGGAATTAATAAATTACGCACTTTCTCGATTATTTGTTCACTTTCTTCATTAATAACTGATGGTGACCAAGATTCAGTATATTTCTTGTAACCACGAATACCACTCATTAATTTGATGTTCTTTTTTAACTTTTTATTATTATGCTTACACGCTTCAACAATCTTAGTCGATGCTTCACTTTCATTGATTGTTTTGACACGCAGGAAACTTCCCAACGTGTTTATGTTATTGATTGTCTCTGTAATGTGAATACCAAATACATCATATGGGGTATTACCTTCCGAAACATGTCTTGCCATTGCTCTTGCGCCAGCAATACTCTTAAATGGTAACTTAAACCGCTCACCATCTCCATTTTCGATGAATATTGAATTAATATTACGAAAGCGTTGGTCTCCCTCAGCAATTTTTTTACTATGTCGGATGATTAATTTGGTTTTGTTATTTTGTGGATTGTAACTAGACTTACTGGTTCCATTCCATCCCTCGTATAACCCTTCTTTAATGGTTGAAAGACCTTGCATCGTATGTTTTAACTTATTAATGTTCTTAAGTGAGAAACTCATCATATTACGCTTAGCGAACATACGTAATTGGTACAATAAGTCGTACCATGTATTTTTGGCATCCCGTTCCAACCCACGCCCGATATTATCACCAAAGAAAATCTCAAAATTCTTTTCATCATCCAACAATATGACAACAGTACCGTAATTTATAGTGTTACTAACAAAATCGAAACTGAAAATGTCTGCATCTGTTATATCAGTGATAGATTTACCATTAGAATCAAGTGTTTTGACATCAAAGTCTTTGCTTAATAATAAATTGAATAGTTTTTGTGATGGGTTTTCTTGCATAATAGTATAGTGTGATGTTTTATGTATTTATTTAAAAAAGTATAAATGGCATAGGTTCTATCACTGAGTCGTTGTAGTCTTTTATATTATTACTTAACTCAGGGTGGTAGTTTTGCAGTGTTTGTAACATTCTAATAATCAACACCGTCGACATTACTAAGTCATCGGTTCCACCTGGTTTAGCGGCGTAACTAGTGCCATGTGCTACAAATCCTTTAAGTTCTGATACTAATGCAGAACTGTTTACAGTAAGTTTGCCTGTTTCGATTAGTGTTTTCATCTTAGCACACGCAGTTAACTTACTCTTGTTTGTTGTTGTGAATCCTTTTCTGAAACGTCTTCCAACTCCTGCTTTCTTGGTTTCACTTAACATCATGCCTGGAAACTGTTCTTCGCCAAACTCTGC